TTCCAGCGCCAACAGCAAACTGCGGGTTTACAGAACCAATAGCCATTTCCGAGTTCCCAACATTATTAAAAACAATTTTAGAATCAATAGAATTTGAATCGTATGTTATATCAGTGCTTGTCCAATTAAAAGATTTTGGTTTAAAACCACTGGTATTTGGCAGGTCAAGATCAACGTTAGGCGCTATCTCAGAAACTTGATCACTAAAAACGTTAGAACCAGATCCAAGTATTTTAGCTTTTATAGTATAATCTGTTATTGGTATTGGTGGCGCCTCATCGTATGCAACTCCACCAAATTCTTTAAAAACCACTGTGTCACCAACATTCCAGTCTAAATAAAATCCACTATCACCGTTTATATCAGTTTCTATTTTTGTACGAAATGTGTCGCCAACTTTTAATTCAGAAAAATCATACAAGTGATTATATTGGCTTGTTGGACTAAACCACAGCGACGAAGCATTTTGAATATTTTCAACATTAGGATCATCTTCAAGTCCACCTGGATCAGTTGTGATTCGCATTATACCACCGTAAGCAGCGCCGTCGTATCGCCCTTCAATTAAATCTATAATTGGAGCTGTTCTAGGAGATTTTCTAATAACTGTAATGTGTTTTTCTTCTAAATCTACATTAGAATTTATATCAATACCTCTAGACTCGTTTATTAGTTTTGTTTGTATTGTACCAGATTTATCCGTACCCTTTATACAGCGAGGAATATTAATTTTCTTTGGCTCAGAGTGGTTGTCTGTCCAAAATAACATATTGTCTATAATGTTAACACCTGTAATAAGCCTATTAGGGTCAAAACTTAACACTGTGTTACTCGTGTCAACTACAACTGGTGTTATAGTATTATTTGTAGAGTCATATTCAACAATAAAAGACATAATATCTTCCTTGTCAAAAACACTTATATTAGATATCACACCCCCAACTTCATCACCCGCAAAAACTCTCACCGAGTTGCCATCAGAAACAAATTCATGATATATCATACCGTTACCAGTTAACCTAGAATCACCAACAGCTGAGCTTAAACCTCCTTGTGAAGAAAAACCAATTGAATTTGCGATAGTTAAATCTAGATCTTCATATCCTGATATTGTTGCCGAAGCTATATATGTTTTTCCAGAAGTAAGTTCAGACGCGTTGACAATTGGTCTGACGTAATCTGTACCTGCATTTGGGGTAAAAGTAATCTTTTCTACAGAGTTAACAACCGCACCATCACCCACCGATGTAGCATTCGATGTACTTGCTAGATTTACCTTGTTAATAATAAAATAATATAACTTATCATTTTTTTCATCAGCAATACTTCCAACACATTTAGCTGTTGATGGAATAAACCCTTGCCCGCTAATCAAAGAGTTACCTAATATGTTTTGTGCAGTACCAACATCAGATCCTTCTGAAGTTGACACTTGTATATTCATGGCGTCTCTGTATTGTCCATTTGGAACAAGTCTCTCGTCAAGATCCTTATTCATCTTACCACCGGTAAAATTATGCTTAATTTCTGGCATGTACTAGTGTTTTATTTGCTTAGATTTACCTCTAAGTATTTGAGTTAATTCTTCTAATTTAATATTAGATAATCTTAATTTTGCTTTTCTAGTCTCCGCAAACCTTTCTTTTTTAAATCTAGGTGCTAACTGTTGGTGTATTGGTTGTGATGATGTAGATAAAATTGCATAAGCTATATACTTATACATTGCTTCTTCAGCAAATTTATGAACTTGCATTTCTTCATCCGTACCAAGACTATCGCTTATGTAATCTAAGATCACAGTTTTTCCAGAAATATTAGAGCTAAAATGTATGTTTCCAACTCTACAATCTATATAAAACGATCCATTAGCTTGAGCGTGTTGAGGATCTAATCCATACCTATTACCGTTCATTTTCCAATAAGTATCATCTTGATAATCGTCTTGATTTTCAGAAGGCGTTGCTGATCTATAATTACTTAAAGTTGTAGAAGGTGTACTTTCTAAAAGATTATCAGAAATAGCGTCACAAGTTAAAACTATGTCGTCTATTATGTTTTTACTATTAGCTAAACTAACATCAGTGAAATCTTCTATAAAACTAGTTATTAAAACATAAACATGTGTATCACTACTAACATTAACCTCTGTTAAAGTATTAGTAGAGCTAGTTGCTAAACCATCTTCAAACGTAATTAAAGCCCTAGAGCCACTAGCTGTAAAACGATTAAACACATCGTCAGTATTGTTTAGAGAAGGATCGATAGTTTTGTTTGGGTTTGTTATAGTAGGATCGTAATTTGGATATATTAACGTGCTAATACCTACTCTTAGTGTTCCAACACCTTTACCAGTGACAGAAGCAGCGGACGTGCCAACAGCTTTTAAATCTAAAAAATCTACATTTGTTACATCTACTTGTTGCCACACAGCATAAGCTCTACTAGTTGTGCCGCCGGCGAAATCAGTAGCGTTACTACCGTGTTCAAAAACTAATTCCCCACCAACAACACCTACTGCATCTGTTCCAGAAACTAATGTAGCTGGGCTTTTAGTCCAATCAGAAGAACCACCACTAGTCTGCACGCTTTGTGGGTCTGCAAAATCTCCATTTTTAAGCAACTCTGTAGTAGGCACTGTAAAATCGTAAGATAAATCTTCGTTTTGAAGTATTTTAAATGGATTAGATGTTCGGCTTGTTGGATATAAAGGATGTTTTATACCAGCTGAATCTACACACGAAATTTTAGTGTAGTTTATATAATCATGCGGAAGTGGCATTTGTAAGTTAGCAGGTAGTTCTATTTCTTGAGACTTACAAGACTTAAACGTATCAAAAGAAAATTCTTGCAAACCTCTTTGTGCATGGAACGCAATGTCAGCTCGTTTGATTTTTTGAATAATTTTACCTTCACCAACGTAAGCTATTTGAAATTGAGTTATAATATCATCTAAAGATGTAAATTGATAATTTCCAAAATCACCACCTTGGTAGTAAATATTTTGTGTAGTGCCGTCTAATAATCCCATTTATTTATATTTTTTCTTGTTGAATTTGAGCGGTTTGAAGTCCAGCTGCTACTTGTATTAATTGCGGTTTTTCAATAGCAACTCCAGCTAGCGCTAATATTCTGTATACTAATTCTGTTTCTTCTGATTCATGTAAACCAAAGTGGGTAGCATGAGTTGAGTTATATAAAGGTTTGTCGTTTACAACAACATAAGCCCAATTAGGGGTTGCAGGTTTTTGAATGTAACTAACAAGCACTTCGTCTGTGTACGTAAGGCCAAACACAAGGTTTAAAATAGGAGGATCTGGATGAGGGTATACTTTTATTGCCTGAGGGTTTGTCCCGCCTTTGTACCTAGTGTATACTGGTCTTTTTTTAGACCAATCACCTAAAGGTGATGTTCCGTATTTTTGTAATTCGTTTAATTGAATTTCTTCTGCTACAGAAATGCCCTTCTCACTATCGTAATTAACTCTAATCATTTCTATTCTGTATAGCCTTTCTAGTTCGTTGGTAAAAAGGTTTCCGTTTAAGTTAAACTCAATAAGTTCATCATATATTTCATGAAAACTAATTTTTTCCTCAAGATTAGTAACAGCGTCAGAATGCCCAGTGCTATTACCAGGTATTCTAATGAACTGGCTTAAATCATAAAAATATTGCTCAAATATTTCCATCTGAGCGTGGTCGGCAAATAAGTTAAACTCCTGAGGAGTTATATACCCTCTCTGTTCTTTATTAGCTAGCGCTAAAACTTTTTGATATACTCTGTCTATATTTACCATAATTTCTTTTTGTTTGTAGTTTACGATCGCCCCGTAGAGCGACCGCATCTACAGTTAGATTAATTTAATCTTTTTTCAATATTGGAGTAAATCTCCATACCTTCGTCAGTTTTAAACCAAGCGGCTAAAGCTGAATAAGGATGTTCATCAAATGGAACATTCATTAGTTTTCTTTTATTAGAAGCCCATGAAAAAGTTCTTTGATCAGGCGATAGATTTAATATTCCCATCTCAGTCGCTCTAATACCAAAGTTTCTAAGTACAACATTTTCATCGTTCACTAATTCTAAGAACAAACTTGGATTTCTTTTAGCATACAGTAACAAATCTCTTTTAAGTTCCTTAGAACTCATCTCATTAACTTTAGAGCCAACTTCAACACGCATTACAGCTTCTGCCATATCTATGTCTATAGATTGAGCGGCATTTAACGCTGCGATTTCAAACTCTAATAAATCAATTTCGTTTTCCGCTTTTTCAACAGGATTATGTTCTAAAAATACTTTGCCATTGTGTGGATGGTATAATGATAAAAGTTTTTGTAAAGTTTGTTTGTTTCTAGGTACGCTTAAATGTCCGTTTCTAAAAATAATATGCTCTAATCTAGCTTGACTTTCTTTTGGAAACTCATCTACAAAAGGGGTTTTTTGATTGTTTGTATACTTTAACTCTCTTTCGTAACCTTTTTCTTCATCAAAATAATAAACGTTAGACGATCTTACAGAGTATGTTAAAGGTGATTGATTACCAGTTAAATAGTAATTTCTATCTTTTATCTCCCATTTAGGTTGTTTAGGTTCAACTTTTTTAGGTTTTAGTGTTTCCATAACCGGTGTTTCAACTTCTTCGAAGTCTTTTTCTATTAAAGGTTCTACAACCTTTTTTGTTTCTTTTTTCTTTGCCATAATATAATATAATATAAATTAATAAAAATAAAAGGCCGAGGCCGAAGCCCCGGTCTTTAATATAATAAATGCTTATTTCATTAACATGAAATTGTTAGCACCTTGAGTAATTAAACATCTTTCTGATAAGAAGTTCATTTGCATTACATCTAAATCAGATGTAACAGCTCCAACAGAACCAGTTATCCAAGATTTTAATTTTCTGTTATCAGCTTGTGAAGCTCTATAACGAACGTGTAAGAAAGGACGTTTCATATTCTTTCCTAATTGTTGGTCATAAACAGAAGATGTACCAGCTGGAATTACAACCCCTCTAATTGGAGCAACAGCGTCTCTTGAGTTAATACCACCACGAGTTGCTTTGTCATTTAAGTATCTAAAGTCAGACTTATAGAAGTCATAAGAACCTCTTCTGAAACCAGAGAAACCTAAGTTTAAAGCCATATCTTCAGAGTTGTCAAACACTCCATAAGAAGTACCACCAGCTCCGTAAGAATTCATAGAAGCTAACATGTCGTCAATAGCAAGAGAAGTTCCTCTATTTACAAACATCATGTTTTCTTCAATAGCACCTTGAGAGTCAAACTCAGCTAAGATAGCGTCAAACTCAGCTAAATCAGTCGCAGCGTTAACACCAGTGATACCAGTTGTTACGTTACCTCTATCTGTAATAGCTGCAAACAAACCTTCTGTACCAGCGTTTGTACCAAGACCAGCGCCACCGCTAAACACGGTGTCAACAGCAACAGATGTAGAAACAATCTTTTCAGCTTCTAACATAGTCATCTCTAAGTAATCAGTAAAACGTGATCTAACATCACCTTCAGCCTTTAAGTACCACATGTAACCGCTTTGTCCATCTTCACCTGAAACTTCAATCCAGCCAATTTGAGAAACATCAGAGCCATTTACCTCATAATAATCTTTCATTATAATTGGCTTGTTAGTAAAGCTTTTAAACGATGGTGTAGTAGTTTTAGGTCCTGAAGCAGAAACACCACCAAAAGTTCCTTGACCACCTACACCTTTGTTGAATTCAGATCCATAAACTAAAACTGTAGCAGCTCCTGCTGAAACTGTAGAAAAAGCAGCTAAATCGTCTGCGTTTTCTTGAGCGTAAGGCGCTATTGTAACAGTGTCACCAGAGTGAGCTGTACAAATACCTTTGTAAGTACCTTCAGCAGTTGCAACTAAACATTGATCATTAAGTCTAATACCGTGATCTGTTGGATCGAATCCATCAGCATCAACGTTACCGTCAATATCAGTTAAAACTGTAAACACCGAAGTACCTGTGTTAAGAGTACCCGTGTAAGATAAGTGTAATCTTGATTGTTCTGACCAAACTACTTGGTCTGAGGTCATTGCCTCTTCTGCTCCAACTTGTGATAAGAAACCTGAAATTGTTCTTGGTCCGAAAACCTCAGCTTCTTTATCCATTAAGTCAGGCAGGTATTGTTGTGCCCAGCCGTCCGAAGAACCTGCTGTAGCGAAATCGATGTAATTTGAAGCTAGTGCTACTTGCTGTGAAGCCGGTACACTATTCAAATTACCTCCTGCATTAATTGCCATAATTTTTAAATTTTAATTTGTTATTTGTTTTTGTTTTTAATTTTAAACTTAAAATCAGAAGAATTATCACCTAGCACTTTGTATTTAACACCACCCGCTTCAATTTTTCCATGACTTTGTCTTGGATTCATATCAACGTTTTTGGCTTTAGCAATACTATTTTTCATAGCATCTGCTTTTCCTTGTTCGTAAAAGTGTTTTGCAACAGCATCTGCGTTCATTGCTGTGTATAAAGATTTATGATAACCCTTAGCGTCTGTTAAAGCAGAGTTCTTATCCAAAAACTTTTTGGTAAAATTGCTTATATCGCTCTGAGTGTTTTTAACCTCTTCAGCATTGTTTACATTAAACCTGTATTTTTTGTCACCGACGTTGTATTCAAAACCTTTGAATTTGTCGTTAAAAACCTGCTCGGTTTTCTGTGTAAAAATATCAGAGTTTGTTTTAACTGTTTTTTTAGTTGCTTCTGACTCCTTGTTGTACCTATCAAAGAAGTTAACTGCTTTTTGCTGCTCAGTTGTGAGTTTGCTTCCAGCTTTAATTTCTTCATAGTATGTAGACTTTTGCCCGTCTAAATGGCTTTTAGCGCTGGCAACTTGCTCTTTAAGCGCTAATTTCTTTCTACGTATATCTCTATCGTCGTCTATATCTTCGTCGTAAGAGAATGTATCTTCCATAAGGAAGTTAATTTCTTCGTTATCTAAATGAGGTTTTGTTTGCTTGTAGTATTCTTTTAACAAAGCTGTATCATCTAGTTTGCTATAATCTTGATTAAGCTTAACATAGTCATTTAAATCACCACCAGTATCTTCCATAAAGTCCATTAACTTTTGAATATTTTCTGGTAAAGGTTTTCCAGTAGCTTCAGCTTCCGCTATAGCTTCTTCAACCTGTTCTTCAACCTTTTCAACCTCTTCTTCAGTAATTTCTTCTAATACTGGAGTTTCTTGTGTTTCAGCTTTCGGTTGTACTTCTTCTTGTTCTTGTGTGGGCTCGGCATTTTCAGACTCTGCAACCACTCCGCTGTCGTCAGCGTTATCTTCTTTAACTTCATTTTGCTCTGGTTTTATTGGTTTGCTTAAATCTACTTTAATAACACTATCGTCTCCAGCAGATTCAAATTTACTTTCAACAACTTGTTCAGTCGTTTCTTGGGTAGTCTCTTCGACTACTTTTTCATTTTCTTCTTCCATAATATAATATAATAATAATTAATAATTCTAACTAGGGTCAAACGAACCTAAATCAAATCCTCCACCTAGTATATCATTACCTGCGGACTCAAAGTTTTTAGGTGGTTTTCCACTATTTCTTTGGTCAATCATCTCTGATTGCTGTGTTGCTTGTATCTTTGTTCTTTCGTCTTTACGATCTTCCTTTTGTTTTTCTCTACTTTTGACACCATCAACCTCAACTCCTTTAAGCTGCATGTTGTATTGAAACTCTAAAGACATGAGTTCTTTTTTTAACATAGCTTCTTGTTGCATTTTTTGCATATCAATTTGAGCTTGCATTTGGCTTAACTCAGCTTTACCAGCGTTTAAAGCTTGATTTTTTTGCATTTCAACTTGGGCTGCTGCTTGCGCCGCTTGAGTATTAGATTGAGATTGAGCTTGAATATTTTCTAATTGAAGCTGCCTATCTCTTTCTTGTTTTTTCTTTCTACGTATTTTAAGAAGTTGGTTTGCTAATTTAATATTACGTATTTCTCTAAGATCAATAGCATCTTCTAGCTCAATACTTTGTTGTTGTAACGCCATTTGAATGTTATTCTCTAACAAACCTTTTTCTTCTTCGTCTGGTTGTAGCTCTACAAATATACCAAAGTCATATAAATGTAGCTCAGACATTTCTTCTAATGTCGCTACATTGTGAACGCCTATAGCTTGTATGAAGGCATCTTTTGTTGGAGAATATTCTATAATATCAGATATTCTAAGTGATAAACATTCTGCGGTTGAATTTGCTGCAGCAAGTTTTTGAACTCCTACTAAAGCATTTTTATCTGGCATACTACCATCTCTAGCCTCATTAAGACCAGTAACATCTCTTATCATTTGCAAGTAGTAATTGTAATTACCAATAAGAGCTTGCATTTTATTTCCACCAGAACCTGATGTGATTTCTTGAATAGGCACTTTACCTGGGTTAATGTCACCCTCACTTGTAAACGATCTACCTATAACAGAACCTGTTTGAAAAAACATATTTAA